CTTACTGCCATTTTCTAACTCCAGAGATCCTTTGTTCCATGCAATGATACCCTGTTGCATCCACTTGGGTAGGTTTTCGTATGCAGTCTGTAACCTTCCAAGAAGTTCCCTTGCGGTTGCTGCTTTGTTTGCCAGAATACCAATGTTCACACTGTCGTTAAAGACAGCATAATGCAAAAGGTAAGATACGACTGTAGTGGATTTACCCGTTTGTCGTGGCATCTTACAGATATTAAATCTGTTGTTGTGGAAGTTATTGATTAACTTCTCTTGGAAATGATAGGGGTGGAACTGAGTCAGACCCTCATCAAGAGAGACAATTTTAATATAGTTGTTTGCAAAGTAAACTGGGTCTTCTTTACATTTTAAAAATTCACGGATTTGATCTTCCGTAAATTCAATCGGGGTATTCGCCTTCTTTAGGTTGGGATTACCAAGATATACTCCATTATCTGTCATAAGTCAATTAAGTATTACTTTTAAGAACTAAATCAAAACCACCACTAACTTCTATTTGCCCATCTGTAGAATTTGCTTCTAGTAAGATATCTGATTTCTCTGTTACCTTGATCGGAACAGTTTGATTTTGAGAAACATAATTGCTTTCCATAACAATAAACTGCTTTGTATTCCAAGCAGCGTTTGCAACAGTATTATCTCTGGTTACAATACGGAAATGAACTGGTTTCTCCTTTTCATCCACACCACAATCTATCTGAAATATGTAGGCAGTATATCCAGCAGGAACTGTATACGCACATTGAAGTGTTTGTCCATATCCTGATGGAATATATGCTACTGTGTCACCATCAACCTCAACAGTAATATTACCAGAGTTTGTACTTCCAGTATTTGCAGTTACCAATCGTGCTCTGTGAACTCTTAAAAATTGTTGAGTTCCACTTTGACCAATAGTAATAGTTTCTTCTACTTGATTATAGTCCCCATCAAGACCAGAAACTAAGACTGTTCCACCATTATCGTCACCAGCATCTGAACTAGTAACAGTAGCAGTGTCTGTTGCTGTTGGAAATGTATAAGTTCCCTGCGATGTTACTGAATAATATGCAGTGA